TTTGTAGGATTTTTACTTTGTCAGCGCGTGTCTTTGCGGCTGCAACTTTATCTAACACTTCATGTGCTCTATACTTTACTGTGTTAACCATTCAAACGAAGTCCTCTATGTCTTCCAATAACATTCTACATTTTTTATCTACTAGGTAAGGAAACACTTTACCTCTATTTTTCCATTTATCTTGGCTCTCAAAGCTATTTAGTATTTTAGTTTTTACTGAACTTGGAGTTTCTGATAAATCTATAAGTTTTTTATTTCTACAATAGTTTCTGTAAACTTCTTCGCCCATACATTTTACATCTTCTATAAGACTATCTATAGCTTTTTGTCTTAAAGGTGTTTGACGAATACCATCAACAAAGCTATTATCACCACTAAGAACATTAGGCACCCCATCAGAGGTATCGCCTTTTAGTATGAGTTCTAATAACTGTTTACGAGGATTTTGTTCATTGATGTAAGTCTGTCTCATTGGAGACCATTGATAAACGTTATGATACTTTTGTAGTTGAGCAAAGTCTTTATCTGCTGATACAATCATAATAGGTTCTGATTTGCCGAACTCTTGTGTTTCTTCTACAATAGTAGCGATAACATCATCAGCTTCACATTCATCTATAAGTAATGTTTTGTACGGAAAGTGTTCTGTAAGTTCTTCAAACACTAAGTTAATTATTCTGAATAGTTCGTCCCAATCAACGTCATCTTTCTTACGACCATCTGCACGTTTAAACTTATAGTTAGGAAAGAACTCTTTTCTCCAGTTCTTTTTACCATCACCACATACAACTATTTCGCCATACTTTTCTTTAAACTTATTACGATATAAACGAATAGAGTTAAGAATAATATGACGAAATAAGTCTTCATTCATTTGATGCTTTTGTTGTATTACACTTCCAATAGCAACTGCATTATAATCTATTAATATAATTTTACCAACTCCTAGTATACTCACCCACCTAAAAGGCTACTACTTAATTATACAGTTTTTTTCTGATTCGTCAATCACTTTTTTCCATAAGTGCTATGGCTGCATCATAGTCTTCTTGACTTACAACACCTTCACGTAGAAGCCTCTGCCTGTTTGCCATATGTTGTGCTTGAACTTCTTCTTTAGATCCACCAAAGTATGGTACACAATGACCTTCTTCGATCATTACGTCTGTGACTTTTTCTTTCTTTCCTTCGTAACGTTCTACATAGAAGTCACCTAAGATACGACCAAACTTACCCTTCATATCTTCACCATTCTTATCTTCTGTTGTGATAAGCTTGGCATCTTTTTCTAGTAAAGAATAAAGTCTTTTCTTAGCGGCTGTGCCAAATAACTTTTCTACTTTATCACTAGTTCTAGACTCTGGTGTATCAATGCCCATGATACGAACTCTTTCATCTTTAAGACAAACTCCAAATCCAAGATCGATATCAACATCAACTGTGTCTCCATCAACTACTTTTACTACTGTTACGTCATACTCGTTTGTGTTCATTCTACTTTCCTATTATATGTTTTCTATGGATCTTACCCCCTATAAAAGCATTATAATATTCATCAGGCTTCAAGAGTACATCCCTCTCTAGCTGATATTTCATTTCATAGTAAGAACACTCTCCTTTTGTTTTACATAATCTTAATATTTCACGTTTAAAATTGTCGGCACCTTTTTCTTCTACCAACATTTTTACTTCGGTGCTGCTGCCATAATATTTACGCCAATCGCTCTCAGTGCGGCTTAGAATGGCTCTACGGCGCGTTTTAGTGACAGGTAGCCTTTTAGGTTTCCAAAAAAACTTCTTGCCAATATACTTCATTCCAGTGTCTAGTTCTGTGATTTCATAAACAAAACCTTGATACTCTTCTGGTGTTTCTTCAAACACTTTGCCATTATATGTCCACATAAAAAAATAGCCCCTTTCAGGGCTATTTATATTCTTAATCTTCTAAGACTTCGAACTCTAAAGGTGTTCCGCACATCGGACAATATTGAGGCGGCTCTTCGCTATCTACTACTAAAACCTGAGTTTCAACTTCGCAAGCGGGACACTCTGCCCAATATTCTTCTTCCATGTATACTCCTTACATGCATAGGTCTTCATATTTAGATGTATATAGCCTATGTTCACTTTTGTCTTTATGCTCTGAGTAAAAGAGTTTAAAAAGTAATTTCACAAGCACCACCTTGACATGCCATTGCGCCCATAGTATCGATATCGGTAAACTCTTTTTGATTAAGTTGAGTTACAAAATCGATTGGTGCAATATTCTGTTGAATCTTTTCCCACTTGTGTAGTAAGAATACGTCCTTCAAACAATACTCTGTTTGCTTTGTATCGCCCATGAAGTAGTTGTCTGCAAACTTATTAAACCGACGAATCCATTCTGCACGAATGTCTGAGACTTCTCCTTGAAACTCTGGTGGCGTTTGCGCAATCTGAGTTGCTTCCCATAGATCTCTGAAACCTTGTTTACGAGTATCTACAATAAGACCAGATGCAAACAATGCACCCTTACCATACTTTGATACGATTTCATCTTCGGTAAGAACTTCAGTCATAGGTGCTTGTGCAAAATCTTTATCGCCTGATCCAGCTAAGAAACTAATCCCAGCAAAGAGATAACGGTTGTCGTAAACGTAATCTTCAACCTCTGTCCACTGATGAGGCATCACTGTTACAGTGTTTGACACATTATGTCTAAGATCAGGGTTCGCACACAGCTCAGGACTAGTGCCAGCTTCTACCCAGTTTTGTTGAACTGTTTTTACTTTCTCTAATAGATTTACCCCATAAAGTTCTTCTCTGTAAAGAGAACCATTAGGTGAAATAATAGGAAAGCCAACGCAGTAGTCAGTACCGTTAGCAGACCATACCGACTCTTCGACCATATATGGGTTAGACTCTGCAATAAGTTTTGCAACTTCTGTATCCTTGTTTAGCTGTATATGACGGATATAACGAGGGCTATGCTCAGAATGTATACCGCTCGACGTTTGGAGTAAAACGGAAGCGTTTCCACTAGGCTTAACACACGTTGTTCTTGCTGCCGGATTAAATCCGATAAGCTCTGCCACTTCTTTGTTAACTTGTCTAACAATTTCTGCTCCTTCTCTTTGTACTTCTTCATCAAATAGAATGTCTGGATTGTTCATCCATCCAGTTACGGAAACTCCCAATAGAGCTTCGCGTTCAAAGATTTGTTTTGTTGTTTCGTCTAAGTATTTAAACTTGGTGTAACCAGCTTGTAGAGTTCCCATAATAGAAGCTGCTCTACACGCTTTGTAGAACTCTGCAGATGAGGTACACTTTCCACCATTGATCTCAGTAAGATTACATCCTTGCCATCCTGACTTTCCATCAATCTGTGGATACATACCAATCTCAACACATGGATTTGTTGTAAAGTCTTTGTCATCGACAAAGTAGAAGCCTGGTTCTCCAAACTCTTTAATTGACTGCATGATTGACTTAAACTGCTCTTTTGAGATTTCATCTCTAACGATAACAGCAGAGTTGTTAGAACGCCCACGTTGAGCATTATCAATAAACCAATTCCCAGTCTTCGCATTAATCATCTCCTCATCATCTGCACTGAAGAGACAAATGGTAGCTGAACGTCTTACGCCTCCAGCCAAAACTGCATCTGCAGCGTGCATAGCAATATCATAAACATCAATAGGACGCAATCTATTTTCGCCCTTCAACACTCTTGACTGAATCAAATGCTCAATCTTATCAAGAGCCTTACGTAGTGGTTCAGGGCCAGGTGCTTTAAAGCCACCATTGATCATTGCACCTTTTGGACGCACATTGTTTAGATCAAAATAAACTTTACGACCTTCCATCTCAGGGAACTGTCCACCGCCTACAAAGTATGATGACATCAATGCGCCAAGTGCATCTGCCCATCCCTCAACGGAGTCTTCAACAACCCAACCTTTTGCTTGTTTTTTGCGTTCTGAAATGTCAGGCATTTTTGCAACGTGATGAGCTTGCACAGAGAAACCAGCACCAGCACCACATAATAGAACATAGAACAGTTCTGAAAAGAAACGTGGTCTATCAGCATATGTTGATGTGCAGTTGTACATTCTCATCTGGTGTTTACGGAGTTGATCTCCACCAAACTGTAATGCGCGTTGTGCTCCTAAAGCATACTTGAGTTTATACAAAGACTCCGCTTCGTCAATAAGCTGAGAAAGTTCTGGTGTCATTTTGTCACTGTAATAATCACGGTGCATATCCATTACACGTGATACAGATTCTTCCCAAGTTTCATATCGTTGCTTATTATCATCCCACCTACTATAACCTTCATAAAACTTTGTTTGGGACATCAAACCTCTTGTGTCCACATCTCTATTTGTGGGAACTAATTTAAGCATTTATAACCTCTTTGGAATATATGTTGTGGTATCTATGATTGTATACCATAGATATATGGATTCTATTTTCGAATGGTAGTATTATATAGGATTTTAGGAGTTTAGGAAAGTCTTATTTTTTGATATATTGAGTGTTTATTAATAAATTTTTTGCACGTTTATTATTATATTTTTTGGGATTTTTCCACATATTTGCTTTAAAACTCTTGCCTAGATTGTAGTCAAATACTGGAACAGTATTGTCTTCAAAGATTTCTTCATCGACTTCTAAGTGTATATTCTTGTATAAAAAATCATAAACTATCTCAGCTTGGTACAAATGACCATCAGCACCAAAGTGAAAATCATCTGGTTTACTAAACCCTTTCCATAGCATATGATTATATAATCCCCATGTATAGTTCTTTATCAAAAAATCAGATGTGTCTATTTGCTTAAAAATAGGATCTTTTTGTATTTCTATTGGAATTCCATAATAGTTTATGATTATGAGTCTTATTTCTAACTCTTTACATAGTTTTTGAATAGTTTGAATGTGCATACAAGTTAAAAGTTCGTTTCTGATAAAAGTTTCATCACCTATCGGCCAGCTTCTTACATCTTTATTTTTTACATTACTATCAAGTGAAGGATCATCGTACACCAAACAAGTACCAGTTCCATGCAGTTGTTTATACCAATTTGCTTTTTTATTTTCACCTTTCGCTTTAAGTTTTTTAACTATATTGGTTATATAATCGTATCTATTCCACTCTATACAAGTAATATATCTTTTACGATAGTTTCCTACCATTGAGCCTAGAGAACCAGGAATCCAACTGCCGGATGCACGGTTGTCTACAATACCTTCTCTAAAGTTATCTGCAAGTTGCCATATTAGTATTTTAGGTTTTTGTAGCTTACCTAAAGCAATGTAACTAAGTATTGCGTGTAACTCAAAATAAGAAACACTATTGCATTTACTAACCTCAGCAATATTACGGATTTTTACGTCTGCCATACTTTCTAGAATAGCACTGTAGCGTTGTTGTTCAGGGATATCTAATCCTTCACCCCAACTAAAAGAACACCCTTGTAACATAATGTCCATCAATAAAATACCTTAGTTTTAGTGTTAACTTCAAATAAATGACCGTCATACTTATCATTACAGATGGGTCTACCTCTTACATTTAAAGAAGTATTTAATAACATTGGAATATTTGTGATGGTGTAAAACTCTTCTAAGATTTTTCTTAAGATTGAGGTACTGTTTTTTGGTACTATTTGTACTCGCGCAGAACCATCAACATGTGTGACAGATTTATAATCATGTTTTGCCTTTGCTGTATATTGCATATATTCGTTCATTGGACCTTCAAAGTATTCATCAGCAAACTCTTCCATAATAGCAGGAGCAAACGGTCTATACTTCTGTCTATTTTTTATTCTATTCACAGTGTCTTTAATATCATACGCTGGATTAGCGAGTAGACTTCTATTTCCTAAAGCTCTTGGACCAAACTCTGCTCTTCCACTTAAGACTCCACAATATTTTTCATCAGATATGTATTTGGCTATTTCTTTAGGGTTTAAATCGTTTTTCATATCAAATCCTAAGTATGGATCTTTCCATACTAATCTATTTTTACCTGTACCTAAAGCCCATGCTCTTGCTGCAGCACCAATAGCAGATCCACCATCACCAGGATTTATTGCAATCCACATATCATCAAAGAGAGATTTAATCTTTGTGTTTGCTACAATGTTTTGAGCTACTCCACCACTGTAACAAAGTTTCTTTCCGTATTTTCTAGCTATTTTAGCTAATCTCATAATCTCTTGTTCTGCTAAAGCTTGTACAGATGCAGCTAAAGAAACATCATTTTCTGTTGCAAAATCAGATAAATGTTTTTCTAAATCAAATATAGTAGTCATTGATTTTATATCAAGTTGATTATAAAGATCAGTTATTTGGTTTGTGTAACGAGAAGGATCTCCAAATGCAGCCATACCCATGACAATATACTCTTCTTCCAAAGCTTTCAGACCCAAAGCTCTAGTCGCAAAAGCATATAAAAGTCCTATTGAGTTAGGATAACAGTTTTCATATAAAAGATTAAAGTTACTATCCATAATGGTTGCAGACTGATATTCTCCAAAACCATCGATAGTTAAGATTACTGTGTCTTCCACACTTTCCCATGGGCGAGTGTAAAATGCACTTGCTGCATGAGACTCATGATGCATGTAGCTAGTGTCTATTTTATATAAAGCCTTTTCAAAGTTTTTTATATTAGAAGCGTAATTACTACTAGAAATAATACTTGAATATTTTTTTCTTAAGTCATGATTTTCATAATAAGCCACACGATCTGTGGGCTTTATCATGTCTCTAAGATATTTATGAAGTACAGGATCGTTTTTTACTTTACTATATCTTTCACTTTCAGCCGCAAAAGATATAACACCATCTTCCTCAACAAATGCTATAGCAGCATTATGAAAGTTTTCACTAACTCCACAGTATCTCATTACTCAGTAACTTCAGGTTCCTTTGGCTCTTCGGGTGTTAGAGCTTCTTCATAGTAAGCAATGATTGCTTGTTGGTCTTTTACATACCTACGAAGTTCTGCAATACCTAAAGCTAGGTTTTCATATCCTTTTGGTGTAATAGCAAAGATAACGACATTACCAGTCTTTGAATTAATCTCTGCGATCTTTTCTTCAAGGTTTTCTTCAGTAATCACAAACCAGTCAACTGGTGGAAACTGTACTGCCTTGGGTCTTTCTTGAATGGGAATGCTTTGTTTTTGATACTCAGTCTGAAGAACTACTTCCGTTTCCGGCGTTCTCCCCCCGCAAGCTGTCAGTATCAGTAGGCTCATCAGAAGGAGGGGTAGTTTCAGATTCGATACGTCCAATAAGTTTGTTAACGGCGTTGTTAACTCTGTCTTCCAGTCCTTGTGCATTTGTCAATGCCTCCATAGTCAAATCGATTTTTGCAAACACACCTCTTAGTTTGTCAAGGTGCTCTTGAGACTGTTGTAGCCTCTTGGTTAAATCTTTATTTAGTTGTTCGTTTTTCTTTGCGTTTGCAGCCATTTGTTCTACGGTGTTCTGTAGAGTTTCTGCAGCCGTTTTTAACTTTACATTGTTTTCACGTAAAGTCCCGATTGTTTCTTGTGACCACATGTAATAAGAATATCCTGCGTAACCTACTCCGCTGAATAAACTTACTAACAGTAACATTAAGTATAGTTTAGCCATCGATATATTTCCTAAACTGTTTTAGCAGTATAGGATGCTTATCTTTTCTTCGTCTACGATCTGTGACATTGATAGGCAATCCAAGCTTTCTGCGTAATATATGTGTAGGCAAACGAGATGGTCCCATGTTCTTTGTATCTTGAGGAATACCTGCGTCTGCGGCTGTCATAGTTTCTTCTACTTCTTTTTTCATCTTGACAACTCGCCTATTGTTACATAAATTGGTTTATTTGTTCTGATATGATTTACTTCATAAATGTCTATACCAAACATTTCACCTATTGGATAACAACTTTCGTTTACCTTTATTTTATCTTTTTCTCTTACTATTTCATCTAATGTATCATTCAATACTTTATTACTTAGCACTTTATAAACACCAGGTGATAATCTTTTATCTTCAAGTACAAACCACGTACTTTGTTCTGTCATAAAGTCCAAAGGATCAATACCAAGTTCAGCCAATGCTTCGTTTATTAACTTGTCTGAGATGCTGAACTTTTCTTTCAAAAGATATAGAGCAGTTGCATATGATGCTAGTCTACTGCTACCACCAGGTGCCTTTGCCATTATCTTTTTTATATTAAAGACTAATCTGTGAAATGGCGTATAGTAGTCTTTATACTTTTCACGATTGTCCATTGTGTTAAGAGTAAACTCTTTGTTACGCTTACCGTCTTTGTCTATGATACCAAGTTTAAAAGCTTCTGTTTCTTCGAATGGTGTTGTGAGAAGTCGCAAGAATCTAAACGTATAGACAAGATCTCCAGCACGTTTTATGATACCCATTATATTTTCCTTAACCTGTCTATTACTTCTTTGTCCATATCGATTTCAGTATACTGATCATTGGTAATGTGTCTTAGATAAATTAAAAACGGTTTTAACACATGCCAATATTTTTTGTCTATTTGATACTCTAACATCTTCAAGGCTGGATTTATATCAAATACATTAAATATTACTATCAAGTGATTTAGTATTAGCCTTTCAGATAACTCATTGTTTTTTTCATAACGATTGAATAGACGCTTTAGATACATAAATCTTTTGAGATCATCATAAAACTCTTCAGCGTCTATCACATTCGGTTTGTAGTAGCACTTTGCAGCATAAAGCAAAAAGTTTTTTTCATCTAGTTTATCAAATAGTTTCATCTGTCATCCTAAAGTTTTACCTTTATTTAGACAGTAGATTCCTCATCTGTGAAACTAATGATTTTCTGTTTTTTCTGCGATCAAGTTCAACACCATGTTCACGACCTAGAAGTTCTAGTTCTTTTTTAGTCATAGACTCTAGCTCATCAACAACACCGTCTTGATTGAGGTCTTCGGCTTGCCATTCATCCTCATCCACAACGGTTGGCTCTACTTTATCAGCAAATGCCATACCTGCTTCAATCTTACCCTCTTGATTCATATCTTGTATATCTTCGAATGAAGGTACACCATAAAATTCGTCAACTTGCGCTTGAGTAAATCTGGAGGATACTAGTAGTTCGTTTGTGTTAGGATCTACCCATCCCTTATTCATT